GCTGGTCCACATCTGGATGAACAGGTCGTTCAGGTATTGGCGGGCGTCGAAGTGCATAGTTAAATGTCTACCCCACCAATCTCCTTTAACTTGACCTCGGCCAATTCCTGTGCCTGGCCGGCCCGGTCTAGCTGGTAGTTGAGCATGGATATCTGCCTGCGCTTGCGGGCGATGAAATTAACCAAGGCCTCCTTTCTGGTGGGATAGGCGAATCGCTTGCGGGCCGTCTTGCTGACCCAGCGCTTTTTGGGGTTATTAAACGGATAGGCTTGAAATATCCACCACCCGCAGGGGGTTTCCTTGATGAGGGAGAAGGTTGATTCCCTTAACGCCGGCCCATCTTCATATTCAATCTGGTCGTAGCGGTAGAAAATCATGGTTAATACCCCTTGCCATGTTTTAGTGGGCACCAGCTTGGAATGGAATATCCGTCGTTTGGCAATACCCGGTTTTCCCAGTTGGCTCCACTCTTTTTGAATATCTCCTTTCCTTCTTTATGTTCGTGTGGGTTTTGGCTGTTGATTTTTTGAAAATCCTGCTTGGTTAAATAGTGCAGGCCTTTTACCCTGGTGACCATGTCGATGGCATCTGGATGCCCGCAGATCATCTTGGCTCCTCCCGGGGTGAAGGCCCCGGAATGGTCGATGTGCCGGCATTCATGGCAATTGCCTATGGTCTTGATCCATTTACTCATAAGCCACCCGATTCCGAACCACCACCGGCGTCAACCCCCGCTTGGCCAGCCGCTCCAGGTCCTCTTCGGTTTCATCTCCCTTGACCACATACTCGATGGCGCCGGGGCGGAAGACTGAGAAGATGGCTGGGAGCCAATCTGATTCATTGGTTTCAAGATTTCCACCAATAGCGTAGCCTTTCCGATGGGCCAGCAGTACCCAGGTCTTACCCGGTTCGAACCCCTTGGGCACGGCGCTGATACGGCGACTGATGCCCATGGTGTTGGCCTCCTGTAGAAAATCATCCGGGGTTTTGTAGAACTTTTCCCCGATCCAGAGTAGGCCGGCCATGCCGATAATTTGTGGTGCTGCCAATGGGCATTTTGGGATAAACCCGAAATTTTTATAAAAATCTTCCGGGTTTTTGAGTGAATAAAAAGGCATACCAGGCAGCGTCCCCATTTCTTTACAGAGGGGCTCTTTTTCGAACAATTGCCCTGCATCGACCCAGGTCCAGCTCCGGGCCGGCTTAATCCCGGCCCTGCAGCACGGGCATACAGTCAATGGAAACGGCAATTTGCAACAGGACTGCCCCGTGGGTGGCCCAACCAGGTAGATGCCGCCCGGTTTGCGATAACCACAGCCACGCTTGCCTTCAACCCGTTTTTGAATTTCAATAGCCATCAATAAGCCCTCCACGCCAGATAAGTCAACAGTGACATCAGACCCAGGATGATGGCCCCGTAAAAGAAACCGCTCATCCAGGGAATGTGCCAGGGAATCTTAACTTTTTTGGCCGGGGCCTGACATGGCCAGCCTTGCCAATCATCATTCGGATTGCTCATTGGGCTTCTCCTTTTCCATCAGGTGGATATACAGACCCTTGCCGTCAGACTGTAATGCTTTAAGTGCTTGGACGTAATTAGCAAGCACTAGATAGGCCGTGGACCGTTCACCGTAAGGCCCGTAGGCCATGGTTTTGGTTTCATCCCAGAAGTACCATCCTGGCCCAGACCAACCCCAAAGGTCGCCATCCGGGCCAGGCTCATCGATGTATTGTAGGCCATCAACGGTCTCTTTTCTCATTTTCCTTTCCTTGACTTTAACTTCCTGAACAACTCGCCCAGGAGGGTTTCTTCCTTGGCCTTCTTGCCGTCCAACACCTGCCCCAGCACGTCGGCCTTAGCATCCAGCATGGTGGCGATGTCCTCATCGATGGTATCTTCAGCCACCAGGTAATAAACATTGACGGTATTTTCCTGGCCGATGCGGTGGGCTCTGTCTTCGGCCTGGCAAACTGCCCCCGGCGTCCAAGGCAATTCCATAAAGGCTACATGGGAGGCGGCGGTGAGCGTAATTCCGACTCCAGCCGCAGCTACGTTTCCCACGAATACCTGAACCGAATCGTCATTCTGAAAGCGGTCCACAGCCGACTGTCGCTGTTCCTGACTCTCTTTACCGGTCAGCCTCACTGCCTGCGATCCGAATTCCTTCATCAGCTGATCCACAACCCAATGATGGACGGCGAAGACAATAATCTTCTCGCCTTGTTCAACCACATCCTTGATCCAGCTGATGGCGGCCTTGATCTTGCCGCGGGCGGCCAACTGCTTTAATTTGCCAATAGCTACCAGGACCTCGGCTCCGGCTGCCCGGTCTGCCTTGTCTTTGCCGATCCTCTTGGCCGCCTGGTCAATTTCTTCCTCAGTGGCAAGCAGTTGCTCTTCGGTCAGCCTGTCCCTGGCCACGTCGGTCTCGTGCCGTTCCAGCCATCCCAGGAAGTCATCCACTGCCCTGTTGTATTCTGGCCGGTTCTCCAATTCCAGCGGCACTACCGACCTGATCTTGGCCGGAAGGTCCTTGAGGACATCTTTTTTCAACCTACGGATCATGATGCCAGTTTCGGGGTTCGTCAGGATATGATGCAATTCCTGGGTATTGCTGGCCCCGGTGTATTCGGTGGCAAAGCCATTGAACTTGGGGGCACAGTATTTGCTGGCGTACTTGTACCAGCTGGGGAACACCGTGGGATTGACCAGGTTGATGGCATTGTAGAACTCGATGGGCCGGTTGATGATTGGTGTCCCGCTCATGGCAATTACATGGGGAACATCCTTGGCCAGGTCTTTGACTGCCTGGGTCCGCTGGGCCTTTTGGTTCTTGATGTAATGAGACTCATCAAGAACCACCACTTGCGGATTGATGGCCTTAATGGTTTTGACCCAATCTTTTAGGATGTCATAGTTGATGATGATTATGGAGCCCCAAAGTTTTTGCCCATTGCCATTTGGCCGCCCGCTGACCACCTGCACCAACTCCTCTTCGGATAGCCACTTACAGGCCTCACGCTGCCAATTGATCTTCAAGCTGGCAGGCACGACCACAATGGCAGGGCGGGCTTCTGGATGCATTCTCAGCCATGATAAGGCTTGGATGGTTTTGCCCAGGCCCATTTCATCTCCGATTAAGGCGCGGCCTCGGCGAGATTCAAGGAACTTTAATCCATCTGCTTGGAACCTGAATAGCTTTAATTCTGGAGGCAAGCTGATTTCTCCTACCTCCTTGGGCCGGAACTGATCCAGGTAAGCGACCAGCTCAGCAGCCACATCAAACCCCCACTTGTCCAGCATGGTCATAAGTTGTTGGCTGGGAGGGGCAGTCCAGAAGAACTTGTCGGGATTCCAACGTCGCCCCGGGCACTCCTTTACTTCGGTTAGGATGGTCTGAAAGTCCACATCCCACCGGTCCCAGTGTAGGATGGCAGTCTGGCCATTCAATTCTGCCTTGCGGGGCTTGATGGCCAAGGGCTTCGGTGCCTCCGGCAATTGAGGCAGGCTATTGATCCGCTCCAGATCACCCACGTAGATGCGGGCGTCGGGCAGGGTGGTTATGGCGGCATCCAGGTTGGTCTTGCAGGCAGGCACTGACCATTGCCGGCTGCCGGAGTAGTCGAAATTCCATCCTGCAATGGCCTTGATCTGGCGGCGCACTGAGCCATCCTCATCGAATTTGAATTGGAGTATCAGCCGGTCTCCCTTGGTGGTTAGGCTGATGATGCTGGGGCCGTCGTCCTTGGTGGCGGCCACGAGGGCCGAGTCCATGGCCAGGTTGAGGCGGGCCAATTCCTTCTGGCAGATCATCAGCTTCTCGGCACAGATAGGGCCGATGCCCGAAGCATAACTGTCCGGCTCCGTCAGCTCCCGGCCGCAACGCTTGCAGTGAATGACCGGTCGCCTGTCCATGGTTTCAATGGTGGCTTTGTCGGCGTTCATCTTTTAACTCCTATGGCTTATTATAGGTTATTTTGACGATATTCATTCAGCAGTTCTTCTAGTGCTTCTCCGGCTCCATTTCTGCCAGTTTCATAGCCACTGCCGTATTCTCCACCGCCAGCAGAAGCCCAACATTCTTCTTGTAATCTGGCGGCAAGTTCTCTGAGCCTTTGAAGAAATTCTTGTTCTGTCATCTTTTTCTCCTTTACAGCTCCGCCAACATCGCCTTGACCTCGGCAAATGCCCGGTCAATCCTGCTGTGTGCCCATCCCAGGCTCCGCAGGTACTGTCTGACCGATCCCTGGCTGGGCCTGACCCACCTGATGGTCCAGTCGATTAACTCCCAGGGAATGTTCAGCACCAGCCAAACCACCTCCAGAGCCTCCTGGGACAGTCCGGCCACCCCAGACCTGAACTTGGCCTCCTCATATGGTCCCGGCCCCGGATCGGGTGCTTCCAGCGCCTCCGGCTCGTCCAGGGACACAACCTCCTCACAATAGTTCCGGCAGCCCTGTATCCGGCCCATAAAGTCCCGGCATTGCCAGGCCAGATGGGTGCTGAACTTGCCCTTGGTCTGGTCCCAGGACTTGACTGCATTGGTGAAGGCCAGCGAACCGGCCGACACCAGCTCCTCGAAGTCTAGCAGCGGGTTGTACCGCACCCGCTTCCAGGCCTCGGACCGTATCAGATCAACATAGTCCTTGTATTGCGGAGCCTCTTTCATCAAGTTTTCTCCTTATTTAGTTTTGTAGTTGACCAATCATGGCAACCGCCAGGGCCTTACCCCTGGGGCTGCCAAAATGGGTCAATTAGTAATGATAGATGACTCGGTTCTCGTCCACGATGACCTTGAGCCCGAACTGCTCGGCTAAGGGCCTCATTGCCCGCCGAATGGATGCGGTCCACTTGACGTAGCTCTTCATGGCCGTCCGGGGATTGATGATCAGTTGACCCGGGCGCTTTTCAAGCCGGGCTCCGAGATTGTCGGCCATGGCCTTGAACTGCCGCTTAACATGCCGCTTGCTGAATCTCTGCGCATTTTCTGACATGATGTTGTTCTCCTTAATGCGGGATTGTGATTTAACGAAAAAGTTTTCCCAATAGGCGACCCGTGACCTTGCCTGCCACCCGCCGCCCGATCCTTTTGACAATGGCGTTTGGCCCATGCTGTATGGCATTGATGTCGCCCATGAGCCTTGCCAGCCAGTATAAGAATGATCTCATTCCACCTCTCCCTATTCGTAGGCGATTCTGATGGGCTTGACCTTCACTGGTCGCTCGGTCCATTGGCACCCTTGGCATTCCGGATCGGTCTTGCCCCAGCATGCGGCTGGTGGCAAAATGACCTTTTCGTTTTTCATTGGGCACCGGTGGGTATAAACTGGCGGTGGATTTTTTTCACCTTGGCCTTTTTTAAATGTCTTGCTCATGGCCTGACTCCTTTAGTGGGGCAGATACGGACATGGGCATCCTTGAGGGTCTGTGCCGGCAGCAGATAGTGGAGGATTGGGTTGGTGCAGCGGCCGTGGTCTGGCCAGTAGTTGGCGCATTGTCCGGGCTTGATGGGGTCTGGGTGAAAGCCGTTCTTTTCCTTGTAATGGTCGATCATGTGGGTTCTCCTTTACGACTTATTGATTTCATCCAACAGCAGATTCCCGACCCGGTCAAGCTCTTGCTTGGTATGGGCCACCCCGGAGTTCAGATCCAGGTACCACTGCAATACTTCAGCCCGGGTAGGCAGGTTAGCTACATGGAAATTGAAGTGTAGGCCATAAACGAATCTCTTGTCTTCGTATTCGGAAAAAAGATGACCATATGCAGGAATTTCATTGTGAAGGAAGGCCAGTACAGCGGTGATACGCTGCAGGCCGTCAACCAATTCCATGGGACCGCGATAATCGTTCATCCAGCCGGGGCAATTGAAGAATATGTCCAGGCCAGACTCACCGCCGCGGATAATGAATTCCACATAGGCAATCTGCTGTTCCTTGGTCCATACATGTCCACGCTGAAAATCAGGGTTAAGATCGAATTTAGTGCCGCTGCTTTTCTCAGAATAACTTTTAAGCTGTTCCTCCAGGTAATCCCAGGAGACGTGAACATTGTAATGGGTCTTGCTCATTTGCTTGATGTCTTTGAATCTTGCCATAGCCAGCTCCTTTATGGTTTGGATTTTTGGCTTCCTGCAACCATGGCTGCCTATCAGAGCAGCCAGAGGGTTTCGGCCGTAACCCATCCGGCTCTCATTCAGGCAGGGATTTCGCTCATGATGGTATTAGCCACTTTTTGCGCTTCATCATATCTGAAAAACTGGCGATTGCAGTAGATTTTATCAGTCATGTCTTGAAGGATAGGCGGATTAAGCTGGTAATCAGATTTGCTGTCTTGAATCCTATCCAGGAACAGCTGATCAGAGTTGCGGTGCTTTCCGAATACCCAAGTCTTTTTGCCAACGGACAGGCAAATGCCCCGCTCTCGGCCATTGTAGAATGGAGACCAATGGACCGGACGGCCAGTAGAGAAATGGATTAGTTTGGCAATGGCAAATGCTTGAGGGTGAATGCCAAATGTCTTATCTAATTTATGTTTTTTCATAATCCTCTCCCTTTAATGGATGGCCTTATCCAGGCAGTTGATATTCTGTTCGGTTTCGGCCCGCTCCAATACCTGATTGCACTTGTCGACCGTGGCCTGGAGCCGGGCTTCCCACATTTCCATGTTCCGGTAGATCGTATCGGTGATGCTGATTGAATTTGATGCTGTCCTCCCACTTCTGACAGCCCCGGCCTTGCCTACGAAATAGTAGTTGGGGTTGTTCCCGGTCGGAATGAACTGGCGGTATCGGGACTTGGAGGGAATTTCTTGCATTTTGCGAGCCTCCACCAAATAACGAACCACCCTATCGGTTAGGGTCTTGGGCTGCCCCTTCTTGGGGCCGGCCTTGAATACCTGGTATTTGTTCATGATTGTTCTCCCCTACCATGGGTATGATTCTTACTCTGTTCTGATACCCAGGATTCAAGATGGTCCTTGACAAATTCAAGAACTACTTCGCCAAGCTCGCTCGGAGCCTTGCCAAATACACAATCTGGACAGCGGCGAGAATTCTCGCAGCGGCGAGTGGCTGGCTGAAAACCTCCGAATCTAGATCCGGTGACCCAACCAGTCCCTCCGCAAACTTCACATTCCTTTTCAAGAAGGCTCTTGAGTTGTTCGGGCTTCATTTTCCTGCTCCTTTGATATTGGATTTTTCCTGCGACGGAGCCTGTAATGGCTCCGTTCCGCCCCTTTGCGTCAGGCAGGTCACCTTGCGGTGGTGGGCTGGGTTTTAAAGAATGGCCTTGGCCAACTCGACCACATTGACTTTCTTATCCAGGATTTCCTGCATGGTTGCCTTGATTTCGGCCTTGGTGCTGAACCAATGACCGACTCTGCCGATTATGCTGAATGACCCTCTAGCATTATCAGCCCAGGCTTCAATCATCCTGGCAGCCATCAGATTGGAAGTTTAGGAAGTACTACTGGGTATGCTCGATGCCAGGCCGATGGCTTGCTTGGTCATATGCTTTTCCATTTCTGACCAGAACCCTGGGTCATCCCAATTCTCCGGCTGGTTAAGCCAACCACGGACAGTCTGGAGGACTTTTGCCTTAGCGGCATCTTTGAAGGCCCCCTCGCCCCAGGAAAGATAATGTTCGGGACTTTCTTTGACCTTGTCGGCCCATTCGGCAATCCAGTCCATCAGCGACTTGATTTCCTCGTCGATGATATCCAGGGGCATACGTTCTGCCAGGTAGATCAAGGTCTGATTGCGGTTGTATTCGGCCTCTTTTTCTAGGAGGCTTTCGGCGATTGCCATGGCACCGGAGTTTTGCTGCTTGTAGGCTTTCACAAATGGCCTGGCATTTTCTTCGTTTGACAAGGGAACATAGCCGACTTTCTCGGCTAACTTACTGATCTTGTCGGCGGCCTCTTTCTGCGTCTTGCTTTCGGAAATGATTTTTTCGATGCTATTCATCTTCCAGCTCCTTTAAAGGTTTATTTTTGGCTCCTGCTAACCCGGTTTCCCGGGCTTTCATCGGTGCCACCCGAATCATCAGGCAGGGGTTAATTCGATGCTAAATCTTGAAAGGTATTCAACAGAAGGATTCTTGCCCCAACATTTTTGGCAGAGATTCTCTTTCTTAACAGGCCCGCGATAAAGATTGAAATGATTGATTCTCCAGGAGGAATCATTGCAGGCAGCAGAATGGTTTCCAAAACAGCGATGGACTTTACCTCCGAAAGGGGTTAGTCCGGCAAAATCATGAAGAAAGCAATATTCACCTTGTGGAGTAGCCATCTTTCTACCTCCCGACCAGCTTGGCCATTTCGTTTTTGACCCGGTCTATCTCTGCTTGGGCTTTACCCAGCTCTCGATCCAAGAACATCATCTTTTCTGCCCTGGGCAGCATGTCCTCGATGACCGTCATGCCGAAGTCCAAATACAACTTGGCAATCTGGCCCTTGCCGCCCACGTCCTTGATGGCAGGATGGAAGTTGTAGACTGTTTGGATAATGTTGTGCTCCTTATCAGATACTTCTTTTCCAACCAGCTCGTTAAATTCTTGAGGCGTCATGACCAGCTCCTTTATTGATTTTCTTCGATGATTTTGCTGTTCTGGATAATGGCAAAATACAATGAAGGGCCAAGTTCGCCATCATCAAAAAGCTCATAGACTACGACTTTGGCTTTCCTTTTCATTGATTTTGCCGCTATGATTGCAGTGTTAATCGCTTCGGCCAAGGCAAAAGACCTTTCCAGTAAAAGATATTCAGATGTATATGTTTCAGTTGGATAATCTTCACCGTTTTCATAAATCCTTAATTCTGTCAAGAATCTCATAACCAACTCCTTTATCATTTATTTTGGTCTTCCCGGGAACCGATAATCATCTAAGGTTATCGGTTCCATTACAAGATCAAAATATGATTTTTTCCCTGCTGGCCAAACCCGGCCCCGGCACTTATTTTCATCTCTTTTGAATTGTTAATCAGCTTAGTTTTCGGTCTCTCTCCTACCCCGTTGTTGGTGTTGAACCCTTATCGGGGGTGACCTCCCGGTTGCGCTTACTACCCGGTGCGTCAATTTAAGCCTTTAGGTGGCCTGAACCCTGTCTTCCCGTTTCAGGAGTTCATGGGGTGGTCCGTGTTGTGGGTTTGCCCCTCGGCCTCTCCAACCGCCCCGCCAGGTTCGTCCCGGCTTTTCATTTGGTCTTGCTTGGTTCCTCCTTAACCTTTTATTACCTATAATTATAAGCCTTTTTATTAAGAAGTCAAGCGTTTTAATTATTTATTTTCAATTATTTTTTGGTTAGGCAAAATCACTAACCTATTATAATCATTGGATAAACAGGAATTGCCTAAAAATCAGGTAAAAATAATTTTGGTCCAGGGCTATTTTTTATCGTTTTCTGCACCCAAAACCAGCTCTATGCATCAGATCGGCACGGACTTCCTCAGATGGTCCCCATCCCCCACATTTCCGGCACCGCCTCCATCCAACATGCCCACAAGCCCTTAATACCCGTTGCCGCTTTTTAATCAATTCCATGTGCGGCCGGTCCTGACAGACAACAAGATTCCCATGATCAAGGTTGGTCCGGTTCCCATCCAGGAAGAACACAGACCACCTGGGCGGTTCCAGCAGACAATACCCCAGGGCCATTTCGGCCACGGCCATCTCAGATGGTATGTAAACGGTGCCAGCCCGGACGGCCCATGGATGACCTGGAGCATAGGTGCGGCCCCTGTTAGAACCAGGCTCACCAGCTGTTACACCACCTTTCCAATGGTTGGCCTCGGCCCTGGTCTTTCCCCGCCAGTAATGTCCCCGCCGCCAGTGCGACCCGGTCCTGACTGCCTCACCACAGCCGCATTCACAGGTTTTGATGATCATTCATTGTCCCTTATGGATTAACCGCAGGGCCTCGTCGTCAGAGATATCCTCTACGGCTTCATAGAATCTCTGGGCTGCTCCGTGACCACAAGGCAAAGTCATGACCGGATTAGCCAGAGAAAAAGGCACAAAATCATAGTAGGCCACTCGCCCACATATACGGCATTTTACCCATTGTCTTTTAAAACCTGATAATACTGGTGGGAATCCCATATCTGATATTTCTGAGATTTCTACCCTATCTCCAGCCGGCCCCTCCAGGGCGTTCTGCTCATTGGCAAACCCGCACCGGTCACAGCCATCTCCTGGAAGCAGATACCGCCAATCCTCCTTGCAGGCACACTTTAGCAACCGGAAATAATGTAAATGACAGTAGAGCCTGCCGTTGGCGATGTCCATGCCCGGCTCGTCACATCCGGCTGCCGAGCATGGCCCTAATGCATCAGCCCATCTTTTCTTGCTCATAGAACTCCCTCCTTATGCCCTTATTATAGCCCATTCTGCATCATATCTAAAATAATTAATTATTTATTTTGGCCCAGAATTTGTATTCTGGCCAAAAATTAATATTAGGGGTTTAGTCAGAATTAATTTATAATAAATTTCAACCAGAATTAATTATTGATGAACTATAATGGAACAGACCCATGAGCAAGATACCCTATATGGAAGAACCAAAGAAACGTGGCCGCAAGCCCGGCAGCAAGAACAAACCAGGCCATAATGCGGGCAGACCCAGAAACGGTAACGGCAACGGAAGATCATATGGGGCGGTGGCGCCTAAGCAAAGTAACTCCTTGTCCAGGCAGAAATTACCCCCTACAACCGATTCTAAGCCTGTGTACGCCAATGATATGCCTAAGCCTGGCCCTATCCCAGGTAACCCCTTATCCCATCCTGTCCGGGTGGCATACGACACCCCTATGCCTCCGCAGCCTCCAGGCCAAGCCCCTCCCCCACAAGCCCCTGCTGGAGGCAATGGCAGTGGTAACGGTAATGTCCGCAAGCCCAGGATATGTGACAATCCGTTACCCAACCTGCCAGCCAAGGCGCTGCCGGCACCACCAGCTGGCTATAAGGTGATGGAGGCAGTAGCCCAGGCCGGATTGAATCCAGATTTGATCACTCCCGAGGAATTGCTCCAGGAGATAAAATACTTGTCCCTTAGTGACATAGCCGACTGGCCTGATTGTCCTGAATCATTCAAGGCCGCCCCGGTTGGGTTTCGCAGATCCATATCATCCCTGCAAGTGACCAAGACTGTGCATACATCCAAGGACGGGGCTATCACCGAAACTGAACAAACCAAATTCACCTTGTGGAGCAAGCCCACTGCCCATGACCAGCTTATGAAATGGCACGGCCTCTATGCCAAAGACAAGACCCCGATCAACGCCCAGTTCAATCAATACAACCAGATGAACATTAGTGGCTGGGACCTGTCGAAACTGGGTGAGGACGAGATAGAGTTATTGCTGGACTTGAAGCGTCGGGCCGTCCTTGACCTGGAGGCACAGGCCAGTTAAGGCCAGGCGGCCTATAATAAAGCATAGGTGGAAGGAGATAAACCATGAAAAACGAATGGGTCATTTGTCCTAATTGTAAAGAACCTATAGTCCTTGAAGATAAAAGCCATTTTATATCTCAGGCATCTATGGTGAAGTTGGAAGAAAGTGGCATTGCGGAAAAAGTTTATTACAAAGAAACCCCAGAACTTTTTTCTTATTCCGTAGCTGGAATAATTCACGTCTGGAATGGCCGCAACTGGCGCAAGACCACTCAAAAATTTGATCCAGAAAGATATATTTGATGAAAAGGGAACAATATGAAAATTGGTGTTTGTTATAGAGGGGAGGTCGGCGGTTTTATCACTGCCGAAGATTACGATGAAGCCATCAATAATCTTATGGAAGCTAAGAAGCAACTTAAACCGGATGGAAACTCCTGTCTGATTTGTGGTGCTAGTTGCCATCAAGCATGGGAGTGCCATCATAACCCCCTGGTGATGGCACGCAGGACTGCAAAGGAATTGGCAACCTACAGGTGTTTCTATTGTGGTCAATCCTTTACCGACCTTAATGATGCAAAAGAGCATTTTGGCTCACGAGGCGAAAGAGAACGTCCGGCTTGTGAAGGTTAATCGACTCCCGGCACCTCCACCAATTTTCAGGAGACCAAATCATGTCTTTATTTTACTGGATTATTGCTGGCGCAGGATTTTTGGTGGGATTTATTGTCTACTGTCTTTGTATTATATCTAGCCGTTGTTCTAGGCAAGAGGAAGCCCTGGAGCAGCGGTTGTTGGATAATGGACTGTGAAACGGAGGAACAATGAATAATCGTGATATTAACTCAGGGTTGGCGCCCCCGGCTGCCTACTGCTGAAAGCCGTTTTGCTTTGCGCCTTATTCACTGCTTCAATTTTAGTTCCAGTCCCGGCCAGCCAACCCACCCCTGCAGTCAGCTACATTGGCCCGCACTCAGGGGTGAAGCGCCCGGACTGGATCACCTTTACTGCCGCTATGGCAAAGCATTATCAGGTCAGGCCAGAGTTTGCTCTGGGAGTGGCCTTCGCCGAATCGAGCAAGGGTCGGGCTGATTTCAGGTTTGGCCGCGTGGGCAGATACTGGCTCCCCTGGGGAATTCACAACTATGTGGTCAAGGAGCGTGGGTGGCCAGTCTGGGATATCTACGTACAGACCGAGGTGGCCATTCGGGCGCTGTCTGATCATATGGCCAGGGCCAAGCGCAGGCACCCTGGAATATCTACTAGCAGGGCTGAGGAATTGGCCTTGCGCAAATACAATGCTTCATTCAATTCTGGCTATCTCAGGCGGGTCCGAGAGGGCGAACGCAGGTTTAGGAGTATGGTGAAATGAAGGTTATTTTTGATAATCTCCGTGAATTTAACTTGGCCAGGGACAGTTTTCTGTCTCAGGAACTGTTTATGGCTAAAATAACGAGGCTGGATTTTTCCAGGGATTTTGACCATCCTAATGAATTTAATGCAACCGGGGAAATGACTCCAGCTGATCAGAGGGCTGCAGAACAAATTATTAAGGATGATGCTTCTCCCATAGGTTCTGATTGGTAAATGAGCCAAGATCATCCTTATATTCCAGCGACCAGGCCGGCCAGCAAGGAAGAGGCGGTCATGCTCTATGGCCCGTTTGTCGGTCACTGGGCCAACCATTATATGGCCAATTCCCCAGACGGTCTGCGTAACCTTGATGATCTGGTCCAAGATGGATGGTTGGGAGTCTTGGCCGCCTGGGATGACTATGATCCGGCTAGGGGCATGACATTCCGCACCTACGCTACATATAAGATTCGCTGGGCCATATTCAATGGCGCTAGGGAAATGGATAGAAATACAGCCCGTCTGTATGCGCAGAAGGTTCGGGGTACCGACAAGCCGGAGTATTATGCCCTGTTCAATCCTGTCAGACTGGATGACCCGCGATATGATGCTATGCAGGTTGCAGAGGAAGGCTCCAGTGCCCATGAGCAGACGGCCGCAGACGAATCATTCAGGGTCATGCTCTCCTTCATTCGCAAGCCCAGGATCAGGTGGGTCCTGGACCAGTATTACCGGGCCTGCCGTACCCTGAATGACATTGGGATTGACCTTGGGGTGTCCAGGGAGCGGGCGCGGCAGTTGTTGGTCCAGGGCCATGATGCGATCAGGACAAAACTGGAAAGGCAAAGAAAATGATTTTTTATGTTTATTGCCTTCGTAGGCCAGATAAGGCAGACCTATTTGATCCAGCTAAAAACCAACCTTTTTACATAGGTAAGGAATCTATCAGGATAGCCTATTAAAAAAAGGAAACAAATGTTATTGATTGATATGAATAATCTATGCATGCGAGAGGCATTCGCCAAGGCCGGCCTGACCCACCACGGCCGACCCAGCGGAGTCATATATGGGTCACTCCAACAGCTCCGATTGCTTATGGGCCGTTTCCCGGGCGAGATCATATGCTGCTGGGATGCCCCTCGCAAATCCCTGCGCCGGAGACAATTCTGGGCTGGATACAAGGCTAATCGTGAAGGCAAGGAACCATCAGAGGCTGCTGAGGACGCATATCCCCAGATGGTTATGCTGAGGCAAGAACTGCTACCCCGCTTGGGCCTGCCCAACCAATTCCTGCAGGATGGCTATGAAGCGGATGATTTAATAGCCTATATGGCCAGAGAATCGTTTTATTGGGTTGACGGGCACAGGTTCGTCATTGCCTCTTCGGACAACGACCTGTACCAACTACTGGGCCCACGGATTTCCGTCTATGATTTGGGGAAAAAAGCCAACTACAGTTGGCAGAATCTGAAAGAAAACCATGGGGTATTGCCGGGCCAATGGGCGGAGGTCAAAGCCATTGCCGGAGATTCCTCTGATGGGATTGATGGCGTGCCTGGAGTTGGGATCAAGACGGCGGTGAAATATCTTCATGGGCAGGCAGGAGCCAAGGCAGTGGCCAAGGTCCAGGCCGCTACCGACATTATAGTCCGCAACCGCAAATTGATAATCCTGCCTTGGCCTGGTTGCGATCCTGGTCCGGTTCAGACCTCTCAATTTGATGAGCGGGAGTTCATGCGGATCTGTGCCGAGTGGGGGATCAGGAGTTTAGATAGATAAGATGTCCTCTGCCCAACCCCAACCAACACCCCAGCTCCCCAGTGAAGGTGAATTACTTCGGGAGTTGTGCAATCGCAGCTTCCATCGCTTCCTCCGGGAGTTCTGGTCTACAATCTGCCATGACCAATTCCAGGACAACTGGCATATCCAATATCTCTGCAAAGAACTCCAACAGGTGGCCGAGCGGGTGGCCAACAGGGAACCAAACCCGTTTGATCTGATCATTAATGTCCCGCCTGGCACTACCAAGAGTATTGTCTGCTCGGTAATGTTCCCGGTCTGGTGCTGGACCAAGTGGCCATGGATGCGTTTCTTGACCTTCAGCTACAACCAGCAGGTGGCCATCAAGTCTGCCGACGGTTCCAAAAAGATCATTGAGTCAAGACTATTTCAGTCAGTCTACCCGGATATCCGCCTGCGCAAGGGCAAGGAGGGTGTGACTGACTATGAGATCAGCATCCTTGGTCAATATGGCTGGGACCCGGCCGGTGGCGGTAGGTTCAGTTCATCCGTGGGTGGTTCAGGCACGGCCTTTCATGGGGACATCCTGATACCGGACGATCCCCTGAACGCAGAACAATCGTTTAGCTCACAGGAGTTGATGACTACCAACAGGTGGGTGGACCAGACGTTGCCCACACGCAAGACGAACAAGGCTGTATCAGCCACTATATGGATTCAGCAGCGGCTTCATGAGATCGACCCGTCTGGCCATTTACTATCCAAAAAGAAATTGAAGATCAAACATATCTGCCTGCCGGCCGACATCTCTGATCCATTATATGCCAACCTGGTTAGCCCTCCCGAACTGAAGCAATATTACAAGGACGGCCTGCTGGACCCAGTGCGTCTGGATCGCCAGACCATTCAGGACCTGGAGGAACGCCTGGGCCAATACGGAGCAGCCGCCCAGCTTGGCCAGAATCCCTCTCCGCCGGAAGGGGGTATGTTCAAAGTCGACCGCTTTGTGATGGTTGATCGTATGCCGCCCGATGTTAGCGTGATCAAGACCGTCCGCTACTGGGATAAGGCAGGAACTGATCCAACCAAAGAGAAAAACCAGGAGCCCGCCTACACCGTGGGGGTCAAGATGTCTTTGATCGCCAATGGAAAGTACCTGGTGTCGGATGTGGTTCGTGGCCGCTGGTCGGCTGAGGATCGAGAGGACATGATCCTGGCCACGGCCCAGGCAGACGGCAAGGACGTGGAGGTATGGACTGAGCAGGAGCCCGGTTCTGGAGGAAAGGAATCAGCTGAATTTACTGTGCGCAACCTGGCTGGGTTCTCCATCAGGGCGGAGCGGCCTGTGGGTAACAAGGTGGCCCGGGCTGATACGTTCTCTGTCCAGGTGAATCGCTACAATGTCATGCTGCTTAAAGGAGAGTGGAATCAGGAGTTCAAGGGCGAATATGGGTTCTTCCCCAATAGCAAGTTCAAGGATCAGGTGGATGCTGGGGCTGGGGCGTTTGGTAAGCTGGCGGTGCGCAAGCAGGTTCGGCTGTTGAGTCGGAGTAGATGACATGAAGCGAGGAAAATTATGACCATGTATCATGAACCCATATTGGGTAAACCGGGACCGGTAGAAAAACCCATTTGCGTAGTTTGTAGCGGTGTTTTACAACCAAAGATGAAAACAGTTTTTAATCATTTCATGGGGCCTCCCATTATTGGACCAGGCAGTCGAGAGCAATATGATACTATCCAAGATGGGTGGACTTGTCAAAAATGTGGACTTCATTATGATTTTCCTCCTCAGAAATAGAAGTTAAGACGAACGATGATTTTGGGCCGGGGCCATCAACAACCCCGGCCAATTTTTTTATTTAGGGGTTTTGGCCCGGAATATTTATAATTAATTCAACAAGAGGGCCGAGCCCAATGAACCCCCCGGATGAACCCTGACTAAGATGGAAGATAAACGATCAGGACTGCATATTTATCGCAGCGGATATGCAGAATATTCTAATCCTTGCCACAACCCTGCTGGGCCTGGCGGTGGACAGTTCTGTGGGGGTGGGAGTGAGGGCAGGAGAAATTCAAATTCATCTGAATGGAAGCCATCTATGACTAAGGCCGAGGCTGAGAAATTTATTGAGGGGAGCAAATATACAGACAATGTTTATCATATGACTCTTTCGAAAGATACGGCCAAATCTATTGCTAAAAACGGGTTTGATCTTGAACGGGTTGTGTATGGACGCATGTGGGGTGATGGTGTTTATGCTGCATTAGATGTCAAGAGCGCCAATCTTTATAGACATTCGGGCCGTGTTTCTTTAACAATGAAAATTAAAGTAGAAAATCCATATGTGGTTAAAAATGAAAAAGAATTAAACCATTTGATTTATAAATCAGACATAGCAAAAAGAGCTTCACAATTAGAAGGCCCTGGAGTTGGGGCAGGAGCTGCTCTTGCCTTGGCAATGAAAGAAAAAGGGCACGACTCTTTTATTATTGATATGAGAGGTGGTCCTCGTTATGGAGGCCTTGAACAACGGGGCGGAAATCAGATTGTAGTTTTTGATCCTAAAAAAGTGGTGGTGATTAAAAAATGAGCCAGCAAAAAGGCTGTCCAACTTGTACTCATGTCGAAGGAATAACAGGAAAATGCAAAGCCTTTCCTAATGGCATTCCTGTGGTATTCACTTCTGGCCAATTCCTTCATGACAAGGTAGTTGAAGGACAGGTCGGTGATTTTGTTTATCAAAAAGCCCCTCAACAAACCTATCAAGTATATCGGGTTCCTCAGGAGTAGTATATGGCTGCCAACCCCACCCCATTGAAGAAACCGACCGCCCATGGCGCCCAGGTGTCCAACATTTTGGAACTCATGGCCAACTCCGCCATCCTGACCCGTGCCCAGCTCGCCTCCAACCTGGGGCTTGCTTTCGGCGGGAAAATTTGACCCATGGCTAAGAGAATTGCCTATGATACTCCTGCTCCAAAGCCTCAGTGTCAAGATTCCTTGAGAACAGATTTCTATCTCTATTTCTTGAGGCGGCCCGATAAAATCGATCCTCTTGATCTGTCCAAGGGTCAGCCATTCTATGTCGGCAAGGGCTGTAATGGGAGAGTTGGAGGGCATAGAGTCGAAGCGAGAAGCTTATTGCATAAACCTGGTAGAAAATCACATAAAATTAATATCATTCATAAACTATGGAAACAAGGTTTAGATTTTCAGGAAGATATTATTCTTAACTGCTTATCAGATGATGATGCTATTGCTTTAGAAATTGCTGCTATCGAACAATATGGTCGTAAAGACAATGGCACAGGTATATTGGCCAACCTGACTGATGGTGGAGAGGGAGTATCTGGGCGGTTAGGTTTAATTATGACTTCTGAAGCAAAAGAGAGAATGAGAGTAGCAAAATTAGGCAAAAAATTACCTCCATTTTCAGAAGGACACAAAGAGAAAATAAGACAAGCCAATTTAAGGGAAAATCTTTCTCCGGAAACTCTTGAAAAGAGAAGCAAGGCCCATTTAGGAAAAAAACTTACGCCAGAACATGTAGAAAAAATGAGACAAACTCTAAAGGGGCGTAAACGTTCTCCAGAAGCAGTTGAAAAAACAAGGCAAGCAAATTTAGGAAGACCTTGCTCTCCTGAGAAAAAAGAGAAGCTAAGACAAGCCAACCTCGGAAAAAAACATAGTCCAGAAAGAATCGAAAGAAATAGACAAATCCAGCTTATAGTGCAAAATACCCCAGAGGCAATAGAAAGAAATAGACAAGCTCATTTAGGAAAGAGACACACTCCTGAAACAAAAGAGAAGTTAAGACAGATTCAATTGTTACGCCGCCAGCGAGAAAGGGAGGCCAGGAATGGCAGTCAATAAAAAGAAAGAATATGGAGCTAAGGTGAATAATATTTTTGAATTAGCTGCTTATTCGGCTATTCTTGGAAGAGCACAGTTAGCTTCTGTTTTGGGACAATCTTTTGAAGGGTCACGCGATATTTACCAAGCACTGGGATACGATACTCAGATTTCATGGCAACAATATGTGGGTCAATATGCTAGACAAGGTTTTGCTAAAGCTGTTATCGATCGCCCTGTTGCTTCTACATGGGGTCGAGGCTTTCAGTTAGTCGAGGCTGGCGATGATGAAGAGACACAATTAGAAAAGGCCTGGAAAGACCTGGAAAAACGCTTGGGCATGATCTCTATGTTTTCCCGTTTAGATCGTCTTGCAGGATTGGGCACTTATGGCATATTATTGTTAGGTTTGTCTGATGTGTCTACTCCACAGGACTTCCGCAAGCCAACAACGGGCCGAAGCCTTCAGCTCAAGTATGTTAAACCATTCTCGGGCATGGCTAACGAAGGGGATGCCCAAATACAGACTTGGGTTACAGATCCATCTAATGAGCGCTACGGTCGTCCGGAACTATACAGCGTTACCCTTCGCAATCTATCCACTGGCGATTCTCAGATATTGTCTATTCATTACAGCCGAGTGATTCATGTAGCCGATGGATTAGGCAGCTCTGAGATCGAAGGTACGCCGCGTCTTGAATCAATTTTTAACAATCTCAAAAACCTAGAGAAGATCACTGGCGGTTCGGCAGAGATGTACTGGCGTGGTGCCCGTCCCGGCTATGGTCTGGAGGCTGACAAGGACTTCCAGATCACCGATGCGATCCTGGAGGATTTGCAAGGCCAGCTTGATGAATTCGAGCATAACCTGCGGCGTGTCCTGGCCCTACAGGGCATGAAAGTCAATCCCATGGCCCAGCAGGTGGCGGACCCGGCCTCAGCCGTGGACGTGCAGATCCAGGAGATATCGGCCACCACGGGCATTCCCAAGCGCATCCTGACCGGCAGTGAGCGTGGCGAGCTGGCCTCCAGCCAGGACCGGGAGAACCAAGCGGACTATATCGAGGACCGCCAGCTGAACTTTGCCGAGCTCAGGATCATCAGGGCCACGGTGGACAGGTTCATCGAGTTGGGCATCCTGCCCCCGGCTTCCACCGAAGAGGGGTATTCCATCCAGTGGCCAGACACCCGGGAGCCCAGCGATAAGGACCGGGCTGATGTGGGCAAGGTCCGGGCCGATGCCATCAAGAGCTATGCTTCGGCGCCCACCGCAGAGGCAGTCATGCCTATCCAGTCGTTCCTCAGGTTGTGCCTTGGGCTCACAGAGGATGAGATTGTTCTGGTTGAAGAGGAAAAGGCGGCTGTCCAGGCAGAGGAGGAAGCTGAGCAGGCTCAGATGACAGACGAAGAGCGAGCCGCCCAGGAAGCTGAGGAGGCTGCTGCTGAAGCTGAGACTAAAAGACAGCAAAGAGAAGAAGTACCTGTAAACCCTAATCAGCCTGTGGTTCAATCCAATCCATGTCATAATCCAGCTGGTTCTGCGGGAGGTCAATTCTGTACAACTCCTGGCGGTGGTAGCAACAAGGAGCTTTCTGGCAAAGAAAAAGAATCATTAGTAGCATATCAGCGGACAAATTACCCTGAAGTGAATGGACATCTACGTGGAACCATGAATCTTCATCGCGATGATAAGGCTATAATCAATGATTATATTAAGAATCTTGATAGTATCTTTAAAAAAGCAAATGAAGTTGAAGTGAATGTTTTTCGTGGTACTGATGCCGAGTTTACAAGAGGTATTTTTGAGAAGACAGGGATCCTAAAGGAATTGAAAGGAGCAAAAGTTGAAGGCATCACGAATAGTGATAAGCCGCCTGCGGGGTTTTCCACCTGGGATAAATATTTCAATGCAAGATTGAGCGGCACGACCTTCCAGGACAAAGGATTCACTTCTACATCGAGTAAGGAAAAAGTGACCAAGGGATTTGTAAGCCGTCGCTATGAAGATCCCAGAAACGGGGTGTCTTCTATTTGCAACATCCGGGGAACAGCCAAGGCCATTGATATGAATAAGACCACCGGAGACAAGGTGTTCCGTGATCAGCACGAGATGCTTCTGAATCGGGGCAATACCTATCGTATAGACAGTGTTAAGGTAGTCCGGGATAACTCGATAAACAAAAGCTATCTGAAGTTTAATGTCTCTATAATCTGAGGTCATAAATGCCTAATTCTAACCAAAAAGATAAGTTTAGCTGGAAAGGCGGTGATGCGGAGATTATCTCTGTGCCTAAAGAATTGACTGAAGAAGAATATGATAAAAAAGCAGCTAAGGAAAAAGAAAAACCGGAATGACCGCCACCGTCCTCCCCATCAAACCCAACTCCCACACCCATGAACGCCTGCGCCGCCAACGCCAGGAGGCCAGGGATCGCATTATCGCTAAGATTGGCATGCGCATGGAGGATTCTCCGCTGTTTGAAGAGGAACTGCGCATGATGGCCTATGAAGAGAGCTTGAAATCCAGATGAAAACCCTGCCTTTCAAATCGCTCCAGTCCACTACCTACAAATCCCTTGGGATGCGGCCGGCCAAGAAATTGACTGTGTTATCCAACCCCTGCCATGATGAGCAAGGGAGGTTTTGTAATACGACAAGTCAGAGCGGCGAAAGCACTGTTTCAAAATCAGAAAAAGAACTTATGTCAAAACTTAAAAGAGCAAAGGATCATGGGAAGAAAGATAAGATATTTTATGATGCAAATTTAAGCAAGGAAGATAGTGATCGCCTGGTTATGGCTATGATTACTACGGTTCCTAAAGGTCAGTATAAACTACATAGTAGAGAATATGGCGTAAATATTCGTGATGTCATTTATGACATGTATGGAAATATGCCATCTAATATTCTATCTGAATCAGTGTTATTAGGGGCAAGCATAAGATACCCCAAGAAAGTTCGGGCTACATTTACTCATGACATGGATAAACTCACTGTCTTATCAGAAAATGTTCTATCTGCCCACACCCAGCCAAAGCCCAAACCCGGCTCCAAGCCCCGCCTCGTCAAAATCAACGGCCTGCTGGCCCACCAGGCATCATCCAGGATTGACCCCACCAGGACCACAGGCCTCAGGAACCGTTGGGCTGCCGAGATGGGCCGCCGGTTTACTGCCCTGAGACGGCTGATATGGAAGACCATCGTTGATGACGATTGCTTCGGGATCGGTCCTGCCTATGAGATGTATCGGCCGGCTGCGTATAGCAACCCTTGCCATGATGAACAAGGGAGGTTTTGTTCGACTGGTGGAGGGAGCGACCAAGCTGGTGGTATCATGAAGATGTTCCATGGTACTTCATCTGATTACATTGATTCAATTAAAGAACATGGATTAATTCCAGGCAAGACCCAAGGAGGAGATTCTTGGGCTGCTAAACAGGGATGGAATGATTGTATCTCTGAAATAGGAAGTCAGAAAGTCTCTGTTTACATGACCAATAAATTAAGGATAGCAGATCAATATGCTAGGTATGCCGCTGAAATGTCTGGTGGGGTTCCAGTAATATTAGAGGTCGTAGTCCCAAAGTCGTTTATTGGAAAGCTGTCAAAAGACGAAAAAGATTCTGATGCGATTAAATTCAATGGAAAAATTAAGCCTGATTGGATAACCAGAATTATTAGTCAAAGTGAAGTTAGCCCTCCTCTTGAAGGTCCATCTATAGTAATCCGCAAAAAGAGTAGAATGATATCATTAAGCCAAGACCAATCGAAGGTTTTTTATATTGCCACCATTGTAGATAACCAACCTGTCTCCACCACCCACACCCTATCCACCCCAATAATCCACATTAAATTCGACTTCCCTCGTCTGGAGGACAAGATTCCAGCCTTCATGCAATGGCTCCAGCAACAGCAAGACGAGGGCATACTGGAGCTGGTCACCCTGCCCCGCATGGGCCAATCCCTGGGCGAACCGTGGACGAATATGTTTGTTAAGGATAGCTACGAGCGCGGGGTCATCCGTGCCCGTGAGCAATTGATGTCCGCCGGTTATGGCACCCCTGGTCTAGGGGCTGGGGAGTTGCCGTTGCTGGGCTTACCAGGTATGACCTCCGGAGTGCTTGCAAACCCCTTCCACGTCGATCGTCTCGCCTCAGTGTACCTTCGGGCCTACGATGGCCTTAAAGGGATTTCAAATGCAATGTCTATGCAGATATCGCATGTGCTGGCCCAGGGCCTTGCTGACGGGGACAATCCTATCACTCTGGCCAAGAAGATGAACTACGTCATCTCAGGCATGGGCAAGGATATGGGTATCACCGATTCGTTGGGCAGGTTCATCCCAGCCGAGCGCCGGGCCAAGATGCTGGCTAGGACGGAGGTGATAAGAAGTCATGCACAAGCCCAATTGCAGGAATTTAAGGTATGGGGTGTAGCCGGAGTCGATGTGGTTGCTGAATGGGTAACGGCCGGCTTCAATGTCTGTCCTCAATGTCAGGATAAATCCCGGCAAGGACCATACACGATTGAGCAAGCATGGAACCTGATACCTTTCCATCCCCATTGCCGATGTTGTTGGGTCGCAAAACCTAGGAATGAACTTTATGTCCATTCCAACCCCTGCCATGATGAGCGGGGCCGGTTTTGTTCGACTGGTGGCGGAAGCGGAGGGGCAACCGTCAGGACATTCTTAACTCCCGAAACTGCAGAAGAATTCCTAAATAGTGATGCTCGTGATGTAGGCATATTTAATTTGTATTCTGATCGTTGGCTGCGTAGCTCAGACGGCGAGGCCAAGGAATATGCCTATGAGGTGGCCAGGAACAGCGTGATGTTGCAGAGGGCACTTCAGGTTGAACACTTCAAATCCCAAGACCTTCCGGAGCAGGTTGATTTATATCGTGTAGGGCCTGCCCATGGAGGACAAGGGTCAGTGGTTTCTTTTTGGCCCAGTAAGAGTGCCGCTGAATCATATCAAGAAGGATTTAGGATCGAATCGATTCATAAATATCAAGCACCATTGGATAGCGTGGTTCCAAGCAGGAGTGGTGCTGGAGAATTATGGGCCAATGTTAATGAGATAAGACAGGTTGATTAACAACCACCCTCCCAAAAAATAAATATTAGGGGTTTTGGGCCAGAATATTTATATTTAATTCAACATGGTAATTAGCAATCACAAGGACATGAAATTGACACCAGAAACCTGCAAGCACCAGGACCTGCTCTGTACGGAATGTCCAGACAAACTTTCGTGCGAGCCTTTGGCCCTGGAATTGCAGTCGCCGGTCTTTGGTGGCCGGGTTGATCCCAGGCCCCGCCCACTCCCGGCCTTCCTGAAAGGCGCCTCTAAATCCGTAAGGGCCTCATATGGCTATTGACCTGACATGCAAGTGCACATACGGCGATCAAGGCAGGATTGAAAGCCTGACGGTCGATTTCGGCCAACAGATGGCCATGGCTGAGGCCCAGGAGCTGGCGGACCTGCTGGAAATGACGGCGGTCGGCTGGGCTAATTGCAAGGGGTGTGTGAATGATCAATGTGACAAGCATTCCGGTGGAGCTGCTCCATCTGTCCATTGACGTGATGCATGGCGGAATCCTTTACCGGAAGGAATTTTCCTACGGTGAGGATCTGATGGTGTATACCAGGACCTCGGCCATGACCCCTGAGACCGAGGAGGATGGCTGGAGCACCAAAGGCTGGTATCGGCTCTCCGGTCAGGACGGCAACCCGGTCATGATTAGCGATCCTGGGTTCCTGGTGCAGCTTGCTAATGCGGCTGCAAGGAAAGGCTGGCAGGTTGAATGGAACCCGGCTTTCAAGCCAGTTAAGGATTTGCCCCAGGGATTTTGTTTTCACAAGAACGCCATGGAGAATTTTTAATCATGCCATTCAAAATAGAGGATGTGGAGCGCCACAATCGGGGATTATCAGATGCCAAGAAGGCCCAATGGGTGGCAGTGGCCAATTCTGTATTGAAGAAATGCATAGATGATGGTGGGGATGATGCTTCCTGTGCCCCCAAGGCCATACGGCAGGCCAACGGAGTGGTGGCTGTCCACGAAGATGTGCAGGTAGATTACAACCCATGTCATAATCCTTCTGGACCTGGTGGTGGGCAGTTTTGTGGGGGGAATGTTGAGTCATCTTATCCAAAAACTGTAGATGAAATAAAATCTACTCAATACGGAAAAGGGTTTTTTATTGCTCCTGATGGAGATTTGATAGACATATCTTCAGAATTTGGAGGAGGGACTAATGATCATGTTGGCACAATTGGAATGGATAAATATGCAAAAAAATTAGGATTGCCTCAAGAAGATATTTCTAAAATGGAAAAGATTGTTGATAAATTAAATAAAATGGGAGATACTTTTAGTTCAAAATTTGAAAAATTATCAGATAAGCAAAATGAAATGGCTACAAATATGATGTTAAAGGCTTTTGAAAAAGGGGCTTTGAGAGTACGCCTTTTTAAGGGGGTTGTTGCAATAGAAGGACATAATATTGCTTTATCTAAAATTCAAAATCTTTTGGGAGACAACAAAATTCCATCAGATAGAAAGGCATTATATATGATAGAAGGAGCTGCAGGTCGGGGTGCCTGGGGAGTACAAACTAATTTGTCTAATTTATTATTGTCTAATAGATGGAATGAAATAACAACTAATATGGCTGTCCATCTGAATGCTAATGCCAACTACACTATCCGCAAGGAATTTCTTCAAGGGAAAGAGCACATCATTGTCCCAATAATTATGATGCGAGAAGGCGTCCACAGTGGCTCTCACGGCCCTATTCTGCATCTGGCTGAGGAATTGGGCAAGTTTCCTGGTGCTTGGGATGGTATCCCGGTGTCTATCCAACATCCCCAAGAAGATGGAATGCATGTATCGGCCAACCAGCCGCACATCCTGGATGAGTTCGTAGTCGGCCGGGTATTCAACACCATGATGGACGGTCAGAAGCTCAAGGCCGAAGCTTGGCTGGACCCAGTGGTACTCAAGAACATCTCTCCAGAGGCCATGGAATACATCATGGAAGGCAAGCCCTTGGAGGTCAGCGTCGGGGTTTTCACTGATGAGGATATTCGTGCCGGGGATTATGAGGGCAAACATTATGAGGCCGTGGCCAGAAACCACCGCCCAGATCACCTTGCTTTGCTTCCTGGTGCGGTCGGGGCCTGCTCATGGTCGGATGGATGCGGTGTGCGGACTCATCAGGAGGGGTTAGACACCAATACAAGGCATGAACCCACTTATAATTCATGGAGAAATATGATTCAGCGTTGTACTAATCCAAATTCTCCAGATTATAAATATTATGGCAAAAAAGGGGTCAAGGTTGTTCAGCGATGGCTTGATTCCTTTGATAATTTTTTGGAAGATATGGGCCAGCGCCCTGAAGGGAAGACAATTAATAGGAAAAACAGAAAGGGCGATTATTCTAAACAGAATTGTGAATGGGCGACTTCAAAAAAGCAAAATAATAGGGAAAACCATTCGTATGGAGAGCCAAGTATGCAAACTAATGCCATTAAATTTGAGGCCATCGAATCCATCCCCTGGACCAAGTCCACCTTGGCGGATTTCGGCAAGGGCAGCAACTGGTCCACCATGGACACTGCCGACAAATCGGACATTGCCAATCATTTCCTCATTGGTGATGATGCGGCTGCCAACTTTGGTGAGCTGATGTTCCCGGTGGTCAATCCCAAGTCCGGCAAGCTGAATGAACAGGCCCTGCGGGCGGTCATCGGCGGGCGGGGAGCCCAAGCCAACATCACATCAGCCCAGAGGATCAGTGCCCGCCGCCAAGCATACCGGCTGCTCAACAGCGAATTTGATGCCAAGCTGGATGTTCCGTCGACCCTGGCCGCCGACATTGCTGTCCATGAAGACGGTGGCCTCAAGGAGCTGGCCCGCCTGGGATTCTCCATCAATGAAATAGGGGCTCAAAATCAGCAGGATATTGAAGATACATGGGGCTCAAACACATATAAGAGAGAAGCGGTACTTTCTGCTGCTCTGGGCGCGTTAAATGTAAGCCAAAAAAGTCTAGATCTTGGAGCAAAGAGGGCAACCGAAAGGGTATATAATGCAACAAGATTAGCAAGAACCTCCCAAGATCACAGACAGGCTTCCATGGCACATAAAGATGCTGGCCAGGCTCATAGAAAAAGTGGCGGAGGAGCTAAAGAGGCCATTCCATTTCATAGAACCGCAGAGAGATTGCATGGAGAGCTGGCAAGGAGTATGGGAATGACGGGCTTCTCCATCAATGAAATCGGCTACAGTGAATTGAGAAACATCATCCAGGCCAAGCTGGACCGCATGGATGATGACGCCAAGGCCCATTACCTGGAAGACATCTACGATGGCTACATCATCTATCGGGTCGAACCCAGGGGTCAAGATAGACCTGTATCTCTAGAGACAAAGAATCTTTTCAAGCGAAACTACACGGCAGCCGATGACGGCACCGTCGAGTTCACCGGTGAATCCATGCCGGTCATAAAGCGGGTCAGTTATGACCCTGCATCACAGCGAGGAGGTATGAATAACATGGCAGATAAACCCTGCTGCGAAGCAAAGGTTCAGATGCTGATCGAGTCCGGTGCCTATGCCGAGACTGACCGCGACCGGCTTCTGACCATGGAGGAGGCTGACATCGATGTATTGGCTGCCGGTGTTACAGCGAAAGCCGCCCTGCAGACCAAGATCGACGAAATGGCCGCCGAGATGAAGGCCATGAAGGACAAGTTGGCCACCATGCAGTCTAACGCCGACACTCAGACTACCCGGGACAAGGCCATCGAGGTCCTGAAGGAAGACCTGGGCGACAAGGACAAGTTCCTGGCCCTGGCCCCAAAGGAAATTCGCTCCACCCTGGAGCACGGCCTGCGCCTCCACCAGGAAGAGCGGAGCCGGCAGATCACCCATATCATGGCCAACACTAATGAGGGCGTCTACACCAAGGGGCGTCTGGAGGCCATGGACGATCAGGATCTGTCCTTCCTGGCCCAGGCCATCAAAGCCCCAGTTGACTATTCCGGCCAGGCCCCGACCCCGCAGGTCAACCGCGGCAGTCACGAGGCCCAAGCAGTCTATCCCCCGGGCGTGGAATAAAGCCGGGGATTAAAGGAGGAAATACTTATGGCTTACAACACCATTCTGTTGAAGGGCGAGAATGCCAACTTCGAGGAGATTGCTGCCAATGCGGCTATCACCCCGGGCATGCTCGTCGAGGAAATGACCACCGGCCTGCTCCGGGCGCATGCCATCCGCAATGGTAATGCGGCCGCCATGTTCGCTATGGAGAGCGAGTACGAAGGTAAGGGGGTCGATGACAACTACGCCGCCGGAGAAGAGGTCCGGGTCTGGCACCCCAAGAAAGGGGATCAGGTCAACGCCCTGCTGGCCGACGGTGAGTCCGTGGCTATCGGCGATATGCTGGGCTCCAACGGCGATGGCTACCTGAAGGAAATCAAAGGTGGTGACTCTGCTACTGAGGACCTGCCGGCATCCATCGTGGCCAAAGCCAAAGAGGCCGTGGACCGTAGCACTAGCTCCGGCGGCGACACCAACACCACCGGCCGCATCGTGGTCGAGATTATCTAAGGCCACCAAGTGAAAGGAGGAACATAAGATATGCAAGCAAATGTCGACTATTTTGGCAAGGGCATGGTCCAAGGTCCGCTGGCGAGCTACATCGCCGAGCAGGGTCGGATCAACCCGGCCTTCATGCGCCCCATCCTGGGTGAGGATGGCCATACCTATTTCACGGTCTATAAGGGCGGTGACCCCAAGAAAAAAGAGAGCTTCCATGTATATCGGCGTGACGAACTCCAGCACCTGGGCATCCAGGTCTACGGCACCCTGCGCCGGGACGAATGGAAGTACCTTGACCAGGCTGTCCAGCAGGCAGCCCATGTGCGCCTCGGCGGCATCCAGGACCTGATCGACAACAACCTGGTCTACAATCTCACCAATGCCATGGGCACCACCGTCCTGGAATACCACTCCATCGGTGAGGCCATGGAAGCTGAAGTGAGTATGGATCCGGCAGTGCGCAGCCGCAAGGACCGGCTCAACTACCAGACCCATTACCTGCCCATCCCGGTGATCCACAGCGACTTCGACATCAGCTCCCGTTCCCTGGAATCGAGTCGGCGCCTGGGCAATCCCCTGGATGTCGACGCCGTGACCGAGGCCACCCGGGTGGTGAACGAGAAGCTGGAGCACATGCTGTTCAATGTCGACCAGACCCCGTTCCAGTTTGGCGGCGGCTACATCTACTCCTATCTGGATCACCCAAATCGGAACCAGTTCCCACTGGGGACGGCATGGTCCGCAGACACCGGCGCCAACATCCTGGCCGATGTCCTGGCCATGATCCAGATGTCCATTGACGCCCGCCACTACGGCCCGTGGATGCTTTACATTCCCACTGCCTACCAGACGGTCATGGGCGAGGACTACACCGCCGGCTATCCCAAGTCCATCCGCCAGCGCATTCTGGAGGTCGAGGGCATCAAGGGGATCAAGGTCATCGACACCCTGCCGGCTAACAACGTAGTCCTGGTGGAGATGCAGACGTCAACCGTACGCCTGGTCCAGGGCATGGCGACTCAGGTGGTCCAGTGGCAGGTCGGTTCCAGCCTGAGCCCGACGGAATACAAGGTGCTTCGCATTGCGGTTCCTCAAGTGCGGGTAGATCAGTCCGGCCGTAGCGGCATCGTCCACGGCTCCGTGTAATTCCAGACGAAAGGCTAATCATGCCCCGTCTGACTTAAATATCGAGGTAATCCGATATGGCTAACCAAGCAAGAGAAGGCGAGATCAGGTGGAGGAAGATTTCTGGCACCCTGACTCTCAAGGACAAGACAGTCATCAAACCTGGCCAGACATTCATGGCCAGGCCTGAGGACATTCCTAAGGTCTTCCGAGATACTGTTGTGCCAGTCAACCCAGAGGACCTGCTGGGTTCGGAAACATCTATGTCTCCGGTTGAGCTCGAGCCGCCCAGCTACACCATCAAGTCTTGCACCCCTGGACGGTATAACGTCCTGGATGGCCAGGGTAAGGCGGTCAACGAGAAGCCCATGTCCCAGGACGACGCCAAGCGACTGGTGGAGAACCTGGGCTGATGTCCTGGGCCGCCCCCAGGATGTGGGATGGCGGCCGTTGCTTCATCATCGGCGGCGGCCCGTCCATGCCTAGGCAGTTCAGCATCCCGGATGAGATTGTTGCTGGAGTCCGATCCGGTGAGGTTGGTCCCGATGCCTATTCCCCGTTCATGGAGCCCATCCATGGGGAGCATGTCATTGGAGTGAACAATGCTTACCAGATCGGCACCTGGATCGATGTCTGCCTGTTTGGGGACTGTAGCTGGTATCTGGTATACAGGGAACAACTGGCCAAATGGCCGAATCTTAAGGTCGGTTGCTGCCATGGCAGTCCTGACTACCTGGACCCGGATGGAATCAAGTACCTGCCGAGGGATAAGGCCAAGAAGGTGGGCATTGGAATCAATCCGGGTAAGCTGTCCTGGGGATACAATTCCGGGACGGCAGCCATCAATCTGGCTGCCCATTTCGGGGTTCGCCAGATCATCCTCCTTGGATTCGATATGTCCCATCCTGATGCCCAGACAACTCACTGGCATAAGGGACATGGCCATCCCAGGAAATCTTACAAGCGATTTCTCAGGGGATTCCCGGCTATCGCAGCTGATGCCGCTGCCCTGGGAATCGAAATATTGAATGCAAGTCATAATAGTTCCATTGCCCAATTTCGCAAGGTGTTGCTGGAGGAATTGCTATGAAAAAACTGTGGTTATCCATATTGATCGTGGCCCTGCTATTTTCCCAGGTAGATGCCACGGTTGTCCTGCTGAACAAGGTCGGGGTCTCGCAGAACCATTATTCCGGCCTCTCCACCGATGTCATGCCGACCCCAGGTGCCGCCGGCTATGGCTCTACCTTCTATGTTGAGGACATTGGGGTCAGGTATGTCTATGGTTCATCGGGATGGGTGATTGACAAGACCTCAATTACCGGATCAATTATAGCAGCCATTGGGTCGTCCCTTCCGGCTGGCACCAATAATATCGGAGATGTGGACATTGCTACATTGCCAGGTACCGTCCAGGCTGACATTGCTACTCTCAAGGCAGATACTGCCCTCATCAAGTCCGACATTGCTACCATTAAGGCGGGGATTCCGCTTACCGCTGGCGAGACCCATGTTGGGGAGATCGGAGGCAATACTGCTCTCATTGCCATTACCCCCACGGTCACCGCCGGCGCCTATCATGCCAACGATGTAGTGGGCGGCATCCAGACCCTCACCAGTGCTTTGAGGGTGTCAGGCGGAACGGCTATCCTCCAAAACGTCACCGTCCGGGACTTGGCGGCACAAAACGCTGTCCTCCAAATCTTCTTTTTCAATGCAAACCCAGGAACCGGCACCTACACCGATAACGCCGCCCTCGACCTGGACGACACCGACTCCGGGCTATTTATCGGGAAAGTTACCATTAACGCTGCCGACTACATTTCCCTGGCCGACAACTCAGTGGCCACTATTACGAACTGCGGCCTGGCATTGAAAGCCACGACCGGGACCTCTCTGTATGCGATTATCAGAACAACCGGTACCCCGACATATGCCAGCACCAGCGACTTGAAGATCACCTTTGGTCTGCTGAGGGATTAATCACATGAAACGCCTTTGTCTGCTACCACTTCTGCTGATTTGTTTCGTCCTGGTCGCCGCCCCGGTCCACCAGGGCACGAGGTATTATCCTGTCCTGGGCGGGATGGAGAGGATACAATGGCTATTACAGAATGAAATGAACTCTATCACCGGGGAGGTAGGCACCTGGCTTGAACGGGACGTGGAAAGCAAGATCGCTTTCACCTCCGGCTGGGCCGAGTTCACCCCCCAAGCCACGGCGGCTTATGCGGAACAGGATATTGTATGCAGCACCATAATTACCAGGGCAGCAGGCGTGGGTATCCTGGGAAAATTCCGCTGTACTACGGATGGATCTTTCTATCCTCTGGCCCTTGTGACTTCAACAACCCCCACATGGGGCGCAACTCACGTTGAGGCAGCTTTTCACCGGGCGGCGACGGCTCTCTCCTTGACGGCTACTTACAACGCCACGGCTGGGCCGATTATCGCTACGTTTGTGGCGGACGGGACAGAATATAAATTAGCCCTGATTGCCGACGGCACAGCCGGATATAAGTACCTCATCAAAGGCGGGGCGTTCGCTA